GATCGCGGCGCGTCCGTTTTCACGGTTTTCGTGGAAGGCAACCGCGCCGAGAAAATGCACGACAATGCCGCGGACAATGGCGTCGAGGGCTTCGAATACAGCCACCGCATCCACAACAACGGCACCCGCGAGCAACTGTATCAGGAGGCCAAGCGCGTGCTGTGCGAAATGGGCTTCTTCGGGATGATGGCGAAATGAAGGACCGGGCATTCTATTCGATGCTTCACCGCTTCCTCGTCTATCGCGAGGGCACCGCAGTCAACTGGGACTGCACTTTTGCCGACTTGTCTGCTGCGACAGGAATCGGCATCGGTGCGATCAAGCACTACTGCAGCAGCGACAAATGGATCAGGCGCGGCTGGCATCCTCGCCACGGCGTCACCGAGTCCCAGGAGCGCAGCGGAGGGCAGAGCCTGGCGGTCGATACCCTCATGGCAATGCCTGATGGTCACCGTCATGAATCACCCTTCCACGGTTGTTGACTACCCTCGGTTTCACGTTTAACGTGACTCGCAACTCAGGAGATCGAATCCATGGCTTACCCGTCCAATGTGGCCGACAGCGCATATGCCGTGACCTCTGATGAACTGCGCCAGTTCATCGAGCGGTACGAGCACCTCGAAGCTGAGAAGAAGGACATCGCCACTCAGCAGAAGGAGGTCATGGCTGAGGCCAAGGGTCGCGGCTACGACACCAAGGTGATCAAGAAGCTCATCGCCGAGCGGAAGCGCGACAAGAACGATCTGGAAGAGGAAGAGGCGATCCTCGAACTCTACCGCGAAGCACTGCGCGACATCTGAAACATGAAGGAGACACGCTGATGAAACTCGGCGAACTGAAATCGAAGATCCGCACGACCAAGGGCAGCCCCCTGCTGCGGGTCGAACTGGTGAAGGGCGGAGCGACCGTCGATGTTGCGCTGATGAAGGGTCCGCTGATGGACGCCTTGGACGCAGCGTTTCCGGGCGGCAAGTCCGTGGAAACCGGGATGCTGTTCGAGGCGAGCGGCGACAACTTCCGAATCCGCCCGGTAGCCGGCGGCATCTACGGCATCATCGAGGCTGCCGCGGCCGAGGAACCCGGCCCGCTGCTGGCGATCATGGAAACGCCGGCACCTGCCGCCCTGCTGATCGACCTTGACGACGAACCTGCCCCTGCGCCGGTCCTGTTGCTCGACGAGCCCGCTGCGCCAGCCGCGACTGCCACCTCGCTCCTGCTGGACCTCTGACATGGACGCCATCAGCACCATCGACGAGTTGGAAGCGGCCCTCGGGGAAATGATGCTGACGGGCGTTCAACTCAACTTCGGCCTGTCGGGCTCGCCGCTGCGCAAGGGCCAGTGGTTCGCCAACACCGGAAGCGGGGATGGTGCGGTGCAGGTGCGCGGTCCCACGCTGCGTGAGACCTTGAACGCGCTGCTGGGGCGCGCTGAGGCGGTGGACGTGATCACCGATCCGGTCAAGAAGGTCACCCCGCCACCGGCACAGCCTGCAACAGAGAAGCCGGCTTCCACCAGCCTGTCGGATCTGCTGGCATGACCGAGAGCCTGGAAGACCTGCTGCGCGCTGCAAGGGCTGCTGGCGTCACGGCAATCAGCATCGACGGCGCGCATCGTGGTGCGCTTCGCGTTGGCGCATGGCGGCGGGTCACAGGCTATACCGTCACCTATCACGATGACATTGCCACGGCGCTGATGGATGCCTTGACTAAGGCAATGGCGCCACCTGTCAAAAGGTCCACCGATCTCAGCAGCTTGCTGGACTGACCTTCAACTTTCACGTTAGAGCCACGGGGAAATCAGTGGAACGCATCGCATCAGGCCCGTTCGAAGGTCTCCTGAAGAACGGCTACAGCGTGATCTATGCAGACCCTGCGTGGACCTTCACCACNCGCGCCGACACTGGTAAGGGGCGCTCGCCCGAGCAGCATTACAACTGCATGACGCTCGACGAGATCAAGGCGTTGCCGGTNGCGGATCTCGCCGGGAAGAACTGTGTCCTGCTACTGTGGACGATCGACACCCACCTTGAAATGGCGTTGGACGTGATCAAGGCTTGGGGATTCAAGTACAAAACCAAGGGCTTCAACTGGGTCAAGCTGAACCAGGATGGAACACCCTTCACCGGGATGGGATTTTGGACCCGCGCCAACCCGGAAGATTGTCTCATGGCAATAAACTGCAATGAAGACTGTCTGTTGGCTACCATTGGTCAGCCGAAGCGGGACGCCAAGAACGTGCGCCGGTTGGTGATGTCACCGCGGCGCGAGCACAGCCGGAAACCAGACGAAGTTCGCGGTGAAATTGAGCGCCTGGTTGATGGTCCTTATGTCGAACTGTTCGCACGCCAATCAAGCGCGGGATGGGACTCCTGGGGCGATCAAAAAACCAAGTTCGCAGCAACAACTTCTTTAGGCGAAACCAAAAATCGGCAAAATCTTGCCACATTTGATCGAATAGGTGGCCAGACCACTCTACAAGATCTGCTTTCAAAAACACCAGTCAGCACAGATCTCAGCGCATTGCTGAACTGAACGCCAGCCTTCACGGGGATGATTAACGATGATGAAATTTGAAGCCTTGCCTTTCGTCAAGTGCGACGAGTCGGGTCGAGTTGTGGACACATGGGCTGTAAAACAAGGCTCCGATCAGTCCGAGAACTGTGCTCTCGGGCGGCAATACTTCCGGTCGCTTCTCATGCTGATGCACATCACGGGCAACATGCTGCTGCTGTCGCGCGTGATCGAAGGGCAGGCAAAGAAGTATGGCGATTGGGGAGGAATCGAGGTCGGTTTCCACGCAGCCATGTCAGATGAACTGGCCGTGGTGGACTGACGAGTGGACCGGGTGGCTCGCGCTGCCCGGTTACTTCACTGCCTCGATGACATCAACGGACCACGCGCTCAAGCCACTGTGTTGTTCGCCGCACGACCGCAGAGCAGAACGATCCCTGCCCCACAGCGTTTCCACTTCAGCTTGGCTGATTGCCCGATCCGGCAACTTCGTTGGATCTGCGCATGGCTGCAACAGGGACGGCGGTGGAGCCTGAACCTGTAAGCTACCGCCTGTCCAGCCTTCGCACGCTGTCAATGCCCAAGGCAGGGCGATTAGCATCAGGGTCCGCGCGTGCAGCATTTTCCAGTTCCTCTGCCAATATGTCCCGGTCACGTTCTGCAGCGAGCCTGGCTGCCTCTGCCTCGGAAGCGTCATCTGCCACTGTGGCAAGCCTCCGCTCGATGCGTGCGCGTTCTGCTGCCTGCTGTGCCTCTTCCGATGCAGCGCCGTAGTGCCATCCGGCGCCGAATACCACAGCCAGCACCGCCAGCACGGCGATCGGCTTCCAGAAGCGCAGCACGAGGCCGATCAGCATGATTTCCACTCCCCGTCTGTCAGCCAGCCGTGCCATTTGCAGCCACCGACCTGCTGGACGCTCGGCCGCGCAGTGAGGCGCGAAGGTGGTCCGGTAAACGTCCACTGCTGAGGGTGACCGCTCCNCGCGGCCGGCAGATACCCTTCGCGACCACATCCGCATGGGCAGATGAAATGGATGCCGTGTATCTCGCGTTCATAGGACTGGTGGACCTCGATCGCACCGGCAACGCACCCTTGCCCGCGAAGCTCGTCGATGTCTGCGACGAGCGTGGCTTTCACGTCGCCCACCCGCGGCGCTTGGCGATCTTGTAGATGTGCTCGACAGACCACCCGCCAGCCGTGCTGAAGGCGATGGTGAACAGCGTCATGAGGTCAGGGTCGTTGATGATGGCGTCGGCAGCAGCTGCGCCGAACAGCCCTCCGATACCGTAGCGCACGGCAATACGCACAGAAGGACCGATGATCATTTGAGGACTCCAAAGGCTTTGAGAAGACGCAGCAGTAGCGATTCACCGACCACCGCAGGGCTGGAAATGACGTTGGACGGCATATGAACGGCACCAGCATCTGCCATNAGCCCGAGCAGTTCCCGACCAGANATNGNCTTGCGGAAGCGCATCTTGCCGTTNCCGAGNGCATCGTAGACCGGGATCATGTCGCCGTTNGCATCGTAGTTGCCGGTGCGGAACAGCGTCTGCTCGGCCGTGCGGCGCTTCAGNATNTCCTTGGGCTTCAGCCAGCCCATGAACCCGTCGCCGCGCATGTCACCTGCGTTGATCGCCTTGGTCAACTGCGCCCGGAAGATGCCGCCAGTGTTGAAGTCGAACGACACCAGCGCGTCGAATTGATGCTGCTTCAGCGGCACCTTGACCGCCTGGTTGACGCGACCCTCATAGCTGAAAAGGTCGGCATCGAACTGGCGCAGCGCGACGAGCATCTGCTTCTTGACCTGTTCGTCTGTCCAGTTCCGGGTGTCCACCCGCGGCAATTTCGCTGGGTCAGCGCCTCCAGCTGCAGCAGTGTGGCCGACGCCATCGCTCCAAACCCCCACGCTGTCGAGATAAGGGCCAAGGACAAGCCCTTCATGCTCGGTGATCTCAAGAGTACCCTTCTGTGAAAGATACATCACGGCCCGTTGCCTCCTATCTTGAACCATCCTGCGGCAGCCGCGACTGCAAGGCTCAGGGCCGCAATCGCTGTTCTCTCCATCCAAACGAAGAGCGGGCCGCGGCGCGTGTTGATGATCTCCAGCGCCGTGACGCGGGCAGGTAGTCCGCCGAGCACTGGCCCTTCGCGCTCGATCAGCGCGAGTCGGGAGGCAAGACCTTCCTGACGTGTGTCGTAGCTGTTCATCCTGTTCAGGACGGTCAGCAGTCTTTCGTCCATCCGAACGAGTGCCGTGAACCCCTCTGACAATTTGTCCAATTTGTCTTCGATCCTGCTCAGGCGTTGTTCATCCAAGCCGCCAACTCCCGCTTCCGATGGTAGACCAGTCATTATTTCACCCCTTTCTGGCGGAAATAAACGTGAAAGTCAACTTTAGCGTGATTATGCAGCCGGCGAATCGAAGCCCAGGTAGAATGCAACGAGCCTCAGTTTGTTCGAGTTCCCGCTGCCGGTGCCGCCGTTCAATGTCACGACGACATCGGTGGCAGCATATGTCGGGAACGGGCCGACAACGCCAACATTGTTCGAGCCCGCTGTGATGCCGATTGCAGCGCCAAAAGCATCCAGATCAGCACCATATCCAACGTCGAAGCTGGTGATGCCACCCGTCAGATCGCTGATCACGTAGGAGGTCACCGCGAGCACGATCGCGCGAGCAGGGATCAGCGCCGTGGCCGTGACGCTGGTGCCGTTTGGCGTCAGCAAGACGCTGGCCGAAACCAGCGACAGTTTGCCCTGCGCCCCGGCTGGCTTTACGAGGGTTCGACTGGTCTGCTGGTCGAGCAGAGCCTGAACCTGGGTGAAGGTCGCTTTGCGGCTGTTCCCACCCTGCACGAGCGCAAAGAGGTCAGCCAGGCCAAGCGCCGTGATCGCTGTAAGGTCCGCAGTTTCCTTGTTCGCCATGTCTTCATTCCTCAAACAATCAGGTTNCCGGGCGCCATGTCGCCGGAAAGGGAAAGGGTGTTGCCCGCTTCGTCGCCAGACAGGGNCAGGATGTCTTCAGGGATGGTGATNGCGACCTCGTGCCCTTGCAGCGACTCCATGTCGTCGCGCACCGAGACGACGCGAATGATGCCTGCCCTNTCACCAGCGAANTCGCTGCGGGTGACCGTGGTCGAGGTGCCGGTTAGCCCGCTGATCGTGGTGATTGGCGTGCGGTCGGCTTTCATCAGGTAGAGGCGTGTCGTCTGCCCAANCTCGGGNGCCATGTCGCCATCCGTCCAGCGCATCNCCTGCGTCGACTCGTTGGTCCTGTTGCGTCGAGCCCAGCTTACCGTGATCTCNTCCAGNTNNCCGAAATCNGCCGTACCGAAGCCNACTCCGTTGACNAGCACGTTGGCCGGCCGGTTGGGCAGGTGCGGTCGTTCGCTCAGCAGGATGTCCATCTGCGGCGCCTCAGCGATGGNCAGCAGTCCTTTGGAGCTTCGCGTGAGGAAATGATAGCTTGCCGTCTCGAAGGCAACCCGAGGTGTCGGATCTGCCACCCTGTTGGTCGTGGGGATTGCCCAGATGCGCGTCCCGATTGGCCATGCTTTCGGCGTGGTGTCCAGCAAGCCGCGATCGAGCAGATAACCCGAGCTACCCACAGAGCGAACCACGGCGATTTCCGTATCCTCGTCATCCACCATGCCGATCAGCACGAACTGTCCGGTCTCAGGTCGCGCGCCCATGTAACCTGGCATTGCCGCGATCAGCGTCATTGATTGGGCAGCAAGGGCGACATCTGTCAGCCATGTGCCGCGCAACTCGCGCTCGCCGAGCGATTGCTGAACGATCTCACCCGTGGTCAGCGCCACATAGCCCATCAGTTCATAGCTGATGTCGTCGCTGCTGTCGGGGCCGATGGTGATGGCGCTGATTGCATCCGGGTAGATCAGTTCACCAGGGTCTATGAGCCCAAGCGCGGCCGAGGTCATGAAGGCCGGCGCGGTCCCAAGTTGATAGAACTCCAACGGCTCCGGGTTCAGGGATGGATTGACCCACCCAGTCTGGCTGGTTTCGATGTAGCTCGCGCGATCGAGGGAGAAGATGTCTTCATAGAGGGAGAGCTTGACCGTGTTCGATGTGCTGCCGACCGATGGCTGCGACACACGGAAGAACGCGCTTTCGATGTTGCGTTCAGGCCATGACAATTCAACCACGTCATAGATGACTGTGCGCCAGAACTCCTTGGTGACCTCGGCATCCAGCGTGGCAATCGGATGCACCACGGCAGCAAGATCACGCTCGGCCACGTCCAGTGCCAGCGTCTGTGAGGCGATGCCATAGTAGTTCCGGCTGTCGCTGGCCGGTTGCGCACCCTGCATCGAGATTGCGGCCAGATCCTGCGCGCTGACTGTTTCCTCTTTGCTGGTCTCGGGATTGGTCCAGGTCACCACTATCTCGTTCGAGATGTCGCCCCAGAGCTTCATCTTGTAGGAGGACAACTGCGCGTTGTCGGGGCTGATCTTAGGGACCGCAATTTCAGGATCGACGGCGCGCAGCAGCTTCAGCGTGTGCTTGCCGGTGGCAGGATCGACGAACTGAGCACCTTGAATGTGGTCCAGAACCTCCTTCACGAAGTCCTCGATCTTGCTCTGCCGCGTCCAGATCATGTTCATGGCGAAACTCTCGTCGTAGAGAGTCTGCGCGGCCTGCTCGTATGAGGCGATGTTCATTGCACCGTAGCTCTCACCGAGCCCCCAGTCGCGATTGGTCATGCATTCGAAGATGATGTGACCGGGGTTGGCGCCCCATTGAGCATTGGCATTGGCGTCATCTGCCACCCTGATCATGGCGATGGACGGGTTCAGCCCTTTGGGCGCGCGGCGCACCCTGATCGCGATCGCTTTCAAATACGGGTTGTTGGCCGACCAGTAGAAGCCAGCGTCATTGCTTTCAATGAGATCGCCAAAAATGTCGGAATCAACACTCTGCGTTCCACCAATGAAAAACGCACTGGCCAAGCCCCGAAACCCAGGACAGGTATCCTTGGTCAGCCCGAACTTGCTGGCCAGCACCTCGGGCAGAACTTGCTTTTCGTTGCCGTTCAGCCAGCAGACCTGACCAGCGACTCCCCCCTCTTTTCGATCACCGCCAAAGAGGTCTTTTTGGTCGATCTGGATTGCCTGATTGTCGATGCAGCTTCCGCGCCAGGCTTCTTTCTCGCCGACCTTGATGGCGACCATTTCCAAGCCTTCGCCGGCAGCACACACGCCGATGTGCATACTCATGAAGTGCTGATAGATCGTGATTTCGCCGCCAGACTTGGAACCCAATTCAGGTCTCCTGGTCGGTGACGGGCGCAGGCACTGTCACACCCATTGCTTCAGCGCGCCGCTTCGTCTCGATCACACGGTCAATCAGCGCGTCATACCCATAGCCGCGCAGTTGCGATGCCGGGACGCCGTGCTGTGCGAACTCTCGCAGGTTGATGGTCGTCTGACTCCAGTCGAAGCGCTGCCGTGAACCTTCGGCACAATAGATGCGCCGCATGTCGGCGAAGGTGATGATCGGATCTGCACTCATCGCTCAAGCATCCTTTGTGACGGACTTGGTGGTCTTGTCTCCGAACCAGATGATGTTGAGGCCCGAGACCTCGATCTCCCCAAAAACCACTGGTATCGGTCGTCCTGCCTCGGCAGTCGGGTCTTCCATGTCCTGCACGGCATCGGGCTTTGTGGACTTCGGCGCACCCATCAACAGGTAGCCGAGCACCTGAAGCCCGATGCCGACGACCAGTTGGATCAGGAACGNANTAAACCAAGGCCATCAGAGACNCTTTTGCGGGATTGTCACTTCTAACGTGAGTTTAGTAGAAATGGTTCTTGAGCGATACGGGGGTTCTCCAATGGGATAAACGGTTGACCACCGAAATTCAGAATGTTGCCATGAAGCTCAGTGCATCCGGCCATCGTTCTGGGGCAACCGAGAACCACATCAGGCGTCATGCCGGGTAGCAGCCCGCGCAGGATTCCCCGCACAGTGATCTCGGTGCCATCGGTGGAAACCTTGACGATCGTGCGAATTTCCTTGCGTCCGCTTTCCGCGGTCCACTCCAGCAGCCCGCCGCCATAGCTCGGGGGCAGGATCACCCCATCACCGAGCGCCGCCGTGAAAGTCACGCGGTTGCGGGTGATGCTTCCGACCGTTCTTTGGACCGTCGCCGCAGGCTTGTTGGCTCGGCAGGCGGAACCGTAGAGCACATGGGGGCAGCCCAGTTGATAGTTCCTGCGCAGGCCGGGCCGCTGGATCGAGGCCGAGACGGGCACGCAGTTGAACGCGACCTCATTGTCCTTGAACTCGGGCGCGGTAACCCGACCGAGCCACTGCGCCGGATAGTCCACCAGCGACGGCACATCGTCCATGTGACCTTGGAAGATGGTCAGGTTGATGACCTGTGCCGGAGGATAGCCGATGAACTCCGACTCCAGACCAGAGCCGGTTGCCATTGTGATCGTGATGTCCGACTTGTCCAGTGAGCCTGTGGTGCTGATGTCGCTGTGCTTGATCGGCCACGGCTGATAGGTGATGCCGGCGCGGGTGATCGCGGTTTCAGCGTTGGTAAATGCATAGGGGCCGAATTCGCCATGCTCGAACGCGCGACCGGGAACAGCGCGGCCGGTCAACCAGTGGCCGGTGACCCAGTTTCCGGCGTCACCGAACAGATCGGCTCTGGTCGGGAAGACTGGATAGGGCCGCGCATCCCAGGTCCAAAGACTGATGCGGTCATAGTTGATCATGTCGTTGTTGTTCGGACCATCCGGGCGCCAGTAATCCAGAATGGCCTCAAGGCACACACGCAGCATTGCCGCGTCCGGTCTCCCGTTCGAGAAATACGGCAGCGTGCTCTCGCTCGACTTCGGATCAAGGAACACGTTCGGCTGATTGGCACCCTTCTCGATCGCCGCGCAGCCAAGTTCCGTGAACACGATCTGCTTGGATTCCGGCACCCATGCCGTCGCGGTGACCTGCCTCACGCCACCGATGCGCTCATGATGCGGGTTTTCCCACCAGCTGCGGATGTCCTTCTGACGGAAGACCCACGGCTCACCATGAGCACCATCGGTGATCGGCGTGCGAACCTGGTTGGTGCGATCGGCGTCCGAGGCATAATACCAGTCGAACAGTTCGCCGCCTTCGATGTTCGATTTGATGTAGAACGGATCATGGATCGAGGTATGACCTGCCAACCAGTCCAGATGCGAGAAACCATCACGCCAATCTGCGACGGGGAAATAGGCGTCGATCGCCACATAGTCGATGTTGCTGTCAGCCCAGAGCGGGTCGAGGTGGAACCGCAGGTCGCCGTCAACCTGGTGCGAGTGGAATTCCGACCAGTCGGCGGCGTAGGAGATGGTGACACCGCTGCCGAGGATGGACCGCACCTGCGCCGCCAGCGCCTGCATCGACGCGACCGCAGGATATTCCAGATCGTCATCGCGCACCTTGGTCAGACCGACCAACTCGCCGCACAGCAGGAAATCGTCGGCACCGGCTGCGGCGGCAATGGTCGCCATGTGCAGGATGAAGCGGCTGAACCCGAAGTCGCTGGCGCTCGGCTCCACCGTTCCGACGCGCTGCTCGGTGGAGTTCCAAGAGAAGTCAGCAGGGTCCGCGCTACCAAAGAAGGCTGTCACCTGCCCCGTGGCATCAGCCGTGCCGTCCACCGTGCCGCTCTCACCCGGCGCCGGGTGGCAGGTGATCCTGCCGCGCCACGGGTAGAGCGGCTGGCCGGTGCCGCCGTAAGGGTTGGGTAGAATGTTACCCTCGGCAATGTCCAGCATGATGAACGGGTAAAGGGTGACGCTGAGTCCCCGTTCCTTCAGGTTCACGATGGCCTCATAGACGCTGCGGTCGCTCGGCGCCCCGCCGTAGGCAGGCTTCCCATCGACCTGCGAAACGAGTTGGGCAATGTCTCGGGTGATCGGCCCAACGCGCCACTCGTAGGGCGAGGTCGCAAGCTCGTCCGTCTCGACGCGCGGCACGATCAGGCATTCACCGCAGCGCAGGTCGGTGCCGTGCCAGGCGACGACGAGCGAGACATGCTTCAGGTGTGGTGCAGTCGCGATGAGGTCATCAATGGCGCTCGCAAAATCGCTGCCCGGCTGGTCAGCGTAATGATTCACGGGCACAGGGGGTGGCGGAACTACTGATGCTGCCGGATCTTGAATGGTTGGATCATAAGTCGTTTCAACCCATCCACCCCATCCGCCGATACCGCTTTCAACCTCTTCTGTTCGCGACCAACCCAGCATGGCAACATGATCCATTGCGTAGACTTCTGTTGATTGCTTGTTGCCGATATTGTCCGCATAGGCGACCAGCCCCACCACTGGATTAGCAGCAGGGGGTCGGTTCCCCGAACTCAAGCTATCGACAACAAGGGTTCCTGAGACCCTTGGAATGGAATTCCAATCGTCGATCGTCGGCAGCGAAGTTGAGGGAACGTCGATGGAGACTTTCGTCGTTCCGTAGCCAAACTCGGTGGCGCCAGGAATAATGGTCACCGACCGCATCATGGATTCAAGCGTCGGGTCAGTGCCTTTGAACAGGAACAGCTTCGTGGGATTACCGCGATGGCGCGAGAGTTCTTTGAGCCCGAAAGCCATGTTGCTGTCCTATTCTTCCGGTGGCAGGGATTCAAGCGTCATGATCTGCGCGGCGATTGTCGCCACGTCATCCGTCGCCCATTGAATGCTGAGAAGGTCGCTGGCAAAGCGGCAGACGTTCAGCCAGCAGATCATTGAAATGTCCTTGCGATACACGTCTTCTTCGATGGGAGAGTCGAAGGTCAGGACGCTGTAAAACCCTGGGGCGTCACCACCGTCGAAGTCTTCGCTGAAATCCGCATCAAAGGCGCCGCTACCAGCGTCCAAGGTCGGGGTGATGGCGGTGACCTGCCGGAAAAGCCAGCGTCCATCATTCAGCCGGATCGCTACAGCCTTGTTGACCGTGGACTCCGAATAGGACGTGGCGACAGTCGGGGTGTTGACGGTCAACTGATGGTCGCCGCTCGGAACACCAGATGCGGGCACCATGTCGTTCACCCAGCTGGGGCAGTAGAACTCACCCTGCCGGCCGCGCATCGCGACGAACAATCTCAGCAACTCGGCAGCGGTCTCGCGGCTGCGACCGAGGTAGTTGAACTGGGTAATGCGGGTATAGAACTCGATCGGCAGATATGCCTTCGTCACACCGCGCCCGTAATCCACTTCCTCGAACGGCGTGCTGTGCGTGACCGATGGCGGTTGCGTCCAGTTCGGTTCGGTCAGCAGCACGGGTCTGCCGTTGAACGCTTCGAAGGCGATGTCACCAAGATCCGGCACCTGACTCGGCGGCAGGATGTTCAAGGTGAGGTCGGTCGAAGCAACCGAGTCATTGACGAACGCGAAGTCAACGTCCTTGCGCAACCGCCCCTCGATCACCGGGCGGATCACGGTTCCCATCGGCCAGCCTCGGGTCAGCGGCGTCGTCAGCGTGATCTGCGCGCGGCGGTTCACATCGAAGTCACCATCGTCGAAGTCGATCGAGAAACTGCCCACGTTCTCGATGGCGCTGCTGCCACGGAACTCGGTCTGGTCGAGGTCGGACAGGCTCAGAGCAACGCCGGGTTGCAGCCAGGGCGGTGAGTTGCTGATGATGATGGTCGTGCTGCCTGCTGCGGCGTCTTGGGACAACACGGCAGCGAAGCGCGCTGGATCTGGAATGGAAACAGGTGACGCTCCGCGATCATGCATCAGCGCCTGAAAAGAGTGAAGCCCTGCACCCCAAAGCAGCGCGTTGAACGACACCTGTCGCCGCGGCAAAGCCCGCTCGGCCACCCGCTGCTCTCGGCCGGATCTCGTAGTGAAGACGGTGGTTCGGAACTCGTAGGTTTCCCCGACGCTGTTGGTCCAGTTGGGGATCAGGTGATAGTTCATATTTGCAGCGCCCCGTTGATGGTTCGGGCGTTGCGTGTCATCCAGTTGATCAGCACCTTCTCACCAGGCTGCGTGGCCAGCGCGGCCTCCATCACGTCAGCCGGATTGAAGACGTTGACGTTCTTGATGTTGGTGCCGCCACCGGAAGCCCCGCCATTCAGCACATGGCGCGGGTCGTCGCGGGTCAGCATTTCCTCGTCCTTGAGGCCGATGATCGGAACTTCGTTCGGCCCGAGGCCAAGCACGCCGCCCGAGTGGAACCGCTGCGCGCCGGCAAACATGCTCGGGCTGACCATGCGGCTGCCGGAACCGGCACCGCGCCCGACGACGCCGCCCGAGTGGAACAGGCCGGTGATCATCCCACTGATGCTGCCACCGATGCCGCCACCAGCCATGCCGCCGCTGATCGCGTTGAAGATAGCCTGCTGGACAATGGCCTCGCCGATCGCGATCAGGAACTTGGCGATACCCTGACGCAGTACATCGAAGAACGACTGTGCCACGTTCTTCCCGTTGGCAATGGCCTCAGCCAACGCGCCGAACGCATCACTGCCGATCTGCGACAGTTGCTCATTGAGCGACTCTGCAGTCGGCAGGAACTTCGTCGCCAGATCATCCACGCCACGTTCGATTTCGAGGCGCATCAGTTCGAGGTTCGCAATCGCCGCCTGAATTTCGGGACCGCTGAGCGTCCGCAGGTACGCGAGGGTGTTGTCGATCGCTGCGACCGTCTGCGTGTTCACATCCGCCAGGATCAGCTTCAGCCGGTCGGCTTCCTCGACGTTTCCGGTGTCCGTGTAAAGCTGGATTTGCTCCAACAGGGCCTTGCGATAGGACACCAGATCGTTGACACGTTTCTCGTGTGCCTCGCGCTCCTTGTCCTTCTTCTCGCTACCTCCACCACCACCGCTATCTTTCGGCGGGTCGAAGTTGCTCTTTACCAGGGCGGCGCGCTGCTCTTCGAGAGTCAGCAGACGCTCGGCCTTGGGCATCAATTCCGTGTAAGCCTTGGCGATTTGATCCGGGGTCGCTCCAGCTGCCAGAAGCGCGTCCGTTTCCTTGCGGACCATCTCGTCAGCGTTGTAACGGACTTCCGAGATACCGCTTTCCAGCGACTTGATCTGGTTCTCGACGCGGATCAGTTGGCTGTCCAGGTCGGCATTAAAGCTCCCAAGTCCTGCCATCGCGTTCCGCAGGTTGATCGCGGCACTGGTCAGATCGACAGTCTTCCCATAGGCACTGGCAGCCTCAGCCCGGAAGCGCGCCAAAGCCTCGCTCGCCGCGATGACCGCGGGATAGTTGGCACCATATTCAGCAGTCAGGTCAGCGATGAAGCCTTCCATCTCGGAGATGGTCGCAACCATTTTTTCGGATTCGGTCTGATGCTCTGCCGTGAACGCCGCTGCACCCTTCTCAGCATCCGCGAGTTTTTTGACAGCAGCCTCGGCACGGAAGTAGGCCAGAACACCTTCCTCGACCTCAGTCCGCATTGCCTGCGTGACTTCGATGTTGGCTTCCTTAGCGCGGGCTTCCATCTCCAGCGTGGCGACGTAGACCGCCTGCTGCTGCGCGGCCATCGACAGCGCCGCCGCCTCGTTCATCCGAGCCTCGGTCTCGCCTTCCAAGGTCGCCAGAAACTCTGCCTGCCGCTTCATGTCTTCTTCGGACGGGCCGAGCGGCAGTTGTGGCCCGTAGGCCATCGCGGTCGCTTGGTTGCGCTGCTGTAGGACGCGCAGTTCTTCCTCTGCCTGTGCGATTGCCACAGCGCGAAGGTCGATTTCGGTTTGTATCATAGCCGCGGCTTTGTTTGCGCCGCCGTTGAGATAAATGTCGCGCTGACGCAGGGCCTTATTCTGCTGCTGTTGCAGTTCCAGAATCTTGACCTGAGCATCCGTTTGCCCCGAGGCCATCTGCTGACCAGGAGTCCCTGGATCTGGCAGCAGACTGGTCACCGCCTCCAGACCAGATGCCACCAAGCCAATGGCAGCACCGAGCGAGTTGAACACGTCCGTGGCGAAGCTCACGGTGCCCGTGGCGATCATGCCACCGACAAGGTTCTCCCAGGTGTCGGCGAGCCCTGACCACGCATCGCTCCACGGCCCAGAGGCTTGAGCGGCTGTGCTGGCATATTGTGCAGCCAGAAGCCGTTGCCCCTCGATCGCCGCGGCTTCGGCGCCGCGCGTCTGCTCGATCACCAGCAACTGCTCATACTGGCTGGCGGTGAGGAAATTCAGTTCCTTGTCGAGTTCTCGGATCGAGCCGATGCCACCAGAAAAGGCGCCTGCAATCTTCGGGGCCAAATCCTCGAACTTGTCGCCCGTGATAGACGCCACGCTGTTCGTGAGGTTGAGCATCCCCTGAAGTTGGTTCTGCTCGAATCCGGCCTTCATGAACGGTTCGAGTTGCTTGAAGTCCTTGGTGATCTGAACCAGCGCGTCCGAGGTGTAGCGGGCACCATCGGCGAAGGAGTTCAACTGCCGCTCAAACTCTGCAAGGGCCTGTGCTTCGGCGTTGGTGCGGGCGATGGCAGCGATGAGGGGTGCGAAGACCGCNGTCAGCGCGGCGATCTGCGGNATGGAGCGGACCAGCCCGACCATCATCTGCGGCCAGATTTGCGCGAACTGTCCAACCTGCTGCGAGAGGATCTGCAGCGGTGCCTGACCCATNGCCAAGCCACTGATNACATCGTTGACCTGATAGCCGAGATTGACCATCTGGTAAGGTCGCAGCCCATACATCTCAACGTCTTGGGACTCGCCCTTCCGACCACCAGTGTCACCACGCGCCCTGCCGCCTGCGGTCGCACCTGCCATCCGGGTCTGTGCCGCCGCGGCGCCGTTGGATGCCACCTCGACCTTCTTCAGCGCGGTAGCTGTGGCGTTGGCCGCAGTCGTCTCGGCGCGCAGACCATCGACGCTGCGCGACCACGCCGCATAGCCACTTTTCACGGAGTTGTTCAGTCGGTCCTGAATCGCAGCCTTGCGCGCGGTGATTGCGGCGCTGCGCTCTTCTTCCCGCGCGATTCTGGTGATCGTGTCGGCATAGCGCGACCAGTCAGCATATCCGCTCTTGACCTTGGTATTCAGCCGCCCTTGGATTTGCTCCATCAGCGCGGTCTCGCGTGCGCGGTCGGCATAGGCTTTCGCCATCAGCGCCGACATATCCGCTTCCTGACGCGCGCTGACGTTGGATTCTGCGGTGCTGGACCAAGATGCGAAGCCAGACTTCACAGGCGTATTCAGCCGTGTGTTGATCATGTCGCGCAGCCGCGCGTTCGCCGCCTCGCGGGCAGCCGTCAGTGCCCGAGTAGCAGCGGCCTCATTCTCCATCGCCGTGGCGGTGGCGTTGAACGCCTTGAAGCCAAGCTGCTGGGTGCCGGTGAGCTTCTGCGTCTCGGCACGGACGCCGGCAAGGGAAGCCCGCAACTCGCCTGCCTTGGCTTGCAGCTTCATTTTCTCGATGAGCAGGGCACCCATTGCCGCTCGGTTATCACCTTCGGTCTGCGTCAGCGCCTTGAATTCACCACCAAGGCGCTTGATGGCGCCTTCGGTTTCCATGATCGCCTTGGTGGTGTCAGTGTAGAACTTGCGCAGGTTGCCAGGACCAGAGTTGGCAATTTCCTGCTGCTGCTTTTGCAGGTTCGCCAGAACCTTGCTGAATTGATCCTTGGCACGAACAATGAGATCGACTGTTCTCTCTTTATTCGCCATCGAGCATATCCTTCAGCAATTCGCCTAGTT